CACGTCTGCCTACCTTGTTCACCTCATGGAGCAACGCCGCTCAGTTGGCGAAGAGGTTCATTATCTTTTCATGGATACAGGTGCAGAACACCCCGCGACTTATGATTTCGTGCGGAACGTGGTCAAGCACTGGGGTATTAACCTGATCTGCCTGCGTGTTGTAGTAAGCCCGGAGTTAGGTGTTGGCAATAGTTACCGAGTTATCAGCCTTGATGAAATCGGACCTGATCTACAGCCTTGGCGTGATAGTTGCGAAAAGTACGGCACACCGTATCTGGGGG